CACCATCGTAGACCTGCAGTATGTGAAAGCCTCTAACCAGTCCAGCGGGTCGATCAACCAGACTGCTGGGTACAACTGGGATCTTCAGTTGGGCTCCTCCTTGACGGGGACGAGTGATATCTATACGCTGGGCATCCGGGTGCTGTCGGGCTCTTCCGGTGCGGCCATCGGGTCTTTGACCTTCTACGACTTGACGCAGTGATATGGCCTACGATCCAAAATCTTTCCTAGATCAGGCCCTGAAGACGGGGTTTCAGTCTATTGTGGCTGGCCCAAGCGGGGAAGGCGATCCTGGCGGTCAAGTTTTAGACACCGTTGCTGAATTTAGTGGGGTTCAAGTTCGCCCGTTGGTTTACGGAGGTACTGAAGACGCACCTGAAAACGGATATATGGTCAGTGCTCCACTATCAGGAAAATATGAAGGTTACCACCGAAACGATATCTACGACAACAACGGGAAGTTTGTACGAACCGCAATTTCCGAACCGCAAAAGACTTCTGGACTAACAGACCTAGTAAAATTTGCAGTAAACGCGGCAAGTTTTGGTGGTTTCGGCCCTATTGTTACTGCTGCGGTAAACGCACACAAAGGTATCCAAGCGCTCAAGAGTGGCGACATACTTTCTGCCGCTGCGTCAATTTTGCCGGGTGTTGGGGTGATACCTGGGGTTGACCCGGAACTTGTGAAGTCGTTAAAGACTGCCGGTGGCTACGCTAAAACCGCAAGCGCTCTTCAGAAAGCGATTGAGAACAAAGACATCCTTGGCGCACTAGGCGCAGCATCTGACATTCCTGGTGTTCCACAAGTACCAAGTGATATCACTGACATTCTCAAGGGTGTTGGACAAGCAAACCGCATACGAGAAGCTGTAAAGAACGATAACTTCCAAGGACTTTTCAATGAGATAGTGGGAGCTAGTAAAGCTGGTAGCACATCTGGCAAGGGTTACTTCCCTGGATACGAAACGCCCGGAGAAATTCAAGAAGGCTTCTTTGATGTCGGTGGACCAGGGTACATGGAGCCCGACGCAGGTTATCTGCCTGACTGGGCGCTTGACCCTTATAGGCCGACCATTGACGTAACTGCAACCGCAACTGCCGATGATTGGTATCAAGAAGGTGCTATTCCTGTTTATTCTGGTGTCCCTGAATGGGATGATGCGTTAGATGCCGCACTGCAGGCAGGCAAAGTACCGAGTGAAGAGACAAGCCAAACAGTGGGTGTTACGGGCCGTAGAGATGATCTGAACATTGACCCGTGGCTACAGCCGTTTGTAGATCAGCCAAGCGGCGCGACCGATCAAACGCTAGAGATCACGGGCCGTAGAGACGACCTGAACATTGACCCGTGGTTGCAGCCGTTTGTAGATACGGAGCGTCGTGTGAACGTAACTGAGGGTGAGCCTGCTCGGGTTGAAATCACAGGAAAGCGCGAAGGCACCATCATCCCGGACTGGGATTTCATGGAAGAGCCTGACCGCACGCCGGGTACGCCGCTTGACACGCCGTCAGATGAAGATAGAACTGTGGCTACCACACCCGCACCTGCTCCTGGGCCTGCTCCTGCTCCCGCTCCTGGGCCCGCTCCCGCTCCTGGGCCCGCTCCCGCTCCTGGGCCTGCGCCCGCTCCTGCGCCTGCTTCCAAACCTGCAACGCCCCAATCCGGCATGGATCTGGCTGCGTTGTTCGCACTCCTCGGTGCTATGGGTGGACAAAATCAGGATCGGCAAGCGTCCGCACAGGTTAACGTGGCACGCGGCACACCAGAATCGCCGTTTGGCTTGATGTACGATTTGAGAGGTTGATATGGTAACTCGTTATAACCCCTTTACAGGGGAATATGATATTGATCCTAATTCATTCGCCATGAGCGGTGGGGAAAATTCTGATGACTGGGAAAACTACAACTACGATGACCCTGGCGTAGCTTCAAACCCAGACATTTTTACTGGATTGCCGCTATACGCACGCGATCCGTATGCAGATGAAGGTGGGTTTGCAGACGCTATAATTTCTAAGGGTACGCAATCCGGAGGCGGTGTAGAAACTGCCGACCAAGAGTACCGCACAAGTCCTGCTAGTGGGGACACCTCCTTTAGCCGCATGATCAAAGACATGATGGGCGCTGGAGGAGCCAAAGGGCTGTTGGGCAAGGGGCTGGACTTCGCCACTTCCAAAGGTGGCCTCGCTGCGCTCATGGCGCTCTTGTCATACCTCGACCGGCAGAAGGGCACCAGCTACGGCGGTGGCACAACGCAAGCCTACGCAGGTCCGTCAAAGCCTCTCACACCTAGCACGGTCCCAGGCAAATACGGTCCGCTGGTGACCTACGCAGCCAACGGCGGCTTGATGCAGGCTTACGCCAACGGCGGCAAGGTGCAGATGGAAGATGGCGGGTTCGTCATGACCAAGAAGGCTGTGGACGGCGCAGGTGGCCCAAGGGGTATACAGCAACTGGTCCCAGGTGCGAGAATGATCGGAGGCCCGCCTGATCCGACAGGTAGGCGTGATCTCACCCCCGCAGTGATTCATGGCCCCAACGGAACCACCCCTGCAAAAGTTTCCAGCGGGGAAGCCTATGTACCAAAAGCTGCAGTTGATGACCAAGGCGGTGCGCAGCGCATGTACGAAATCATGAACAAGTTGCAGAGGAGCGTGTGATGGCTACACCTAATTTGCCCGCCGATTGGGGCGTTGCTGGTGGTGCGTATGACTCACCAGAAGAAAAGATTAACTGGTTCAACCAAAATGGTGTAACCGAAGACCAACTGCTTGCCGCTGGTGTAGGGCAGGGTGATATCGACTGGATGAAAAGCCAGGGGTATGACGGGGGAAGCGCAGTAGCGCAGTTCAAAAAAGCAGGGGCAGAGGCCCCTGCGGGCTGGGGTATTGTCGGTGGGGCATACGATTCACCGGAAGAAAAAATAGCGTACTTGAACCAAATTGGTGCGACCCCCGCCCAATTAGAGGCGGCGGGCGTAAGTAAAGCTGATATTGCGTGGATGGAAGGTCAGGGGTATGTAGGGGGTAGAACGGGCACAACAATGCCTAAAACAACGCCCACTCCAGCACCTCCCCCTGTCACAACAACGCCCACTCCAGCACCTCCCCCTGTCACAGCAACGACCACGACCATCCCTGCGTCTCAGTCCACGCTGAGCCCAAATTTCTCGCCGTATGTCTACAAGATGCTGGCGAAGGGGGAAGCCGCTGCGGATCTACCATATCAACCGTTCACGGGTCAGCGCTTTGCTGGACCCGCTCCGTTGCAGGAACAATCGTTCCAAGGTTTGAGCAATCTTCAGCTTCCCTCTGAGTTCCGTGCAGGGTCTCAACTTGCTGCTTTGGCCGGACTGAGTGCAGGTAACCTGGGCAACTACGCCCCTGGGCGCTTCGCAAACTTCTACCAGACGCCGCAAGAGTATTCCCCCGAGACGATGAGCACGGGGCTGGGTGATGTGAAGTCGGTACGGGACTACATGAATCCGTACCAGCAAAACGTCATTGATATCCAGGCTCGGGAAGCTCGGCGTCAGGCGGACATCGGCAGGAATGCGGAACAGGCTCGTCTGGCTCAAGCTGGTGCGTATGGTGGGTCACGCCAAGCCATCATGGAAGCGGAGCGTCAGCGCAACCTGGGTACCCAGATCGGGGATATCCAAGAGAAGGGCTTGCAGGCCGCGTATGACCGTGCGCAGGCACAGCGTGTTGCTGAGTCTCAGCTTGGTTTGGAAGCACAAAAAGGCACTGAGCAATCACGTCAATACGGCTACGGCCAAGGCATGAATGCTGCTCAGTTGGGTGCTCAGTACGGGCTTGAGGGCGCAAGGCAGACGGAAGCCTCACGGCAGTTCGGTGCAAACCTGGGTCTGCAGTCTCTCAACCCGATGCTGAGCGCTGCTTCTACCTTGGGTGGTCTTGGTCAACAGCAGTTTGGCGCTGGGATTCAAGGTCTGAACGCACAGCTTGCGGGTGGCGCTACCCAGCAGGCGCTTGCACAACAGCCTCTGGACTTTGGCTACCAGCAGTTCCAAGAGTCGGTGAAGTTCCCGTATCAGCAGGCTACGTACATGCAGTCGTTGTTGGGTGGCTTGCCGTTGCAGGCAGCGCCGTATTCGTCAAATCAAGGGCAGTCTGGGATGTTCTCGGGTCTGCAAGGTGCACTGGCTGGGCTGGCGCTGTACAACGCCTTCAATCCTACGGCTACGCCGAAGTAAGGAATCGACATGCAACCGCAAGGTATTCGTTCGGTGATGCCACAAGGTATGCCACAAGGTATGGCTCCGGGGCAAGCCCCGATGCCCGGGCAAGCGCCTATGCAAACGCAACCGATGCCGGGAATGATGCCTAGTCAGTCGGGGCCGAAGCCTGGGCTGACGGCGTTTGTGCCGTCTCTGGTGGGGCTTGAGATCCCGCAGATGCTGCAACTGTTTGGAGACCCAAACTCTCCCATCCCCAAGAACCGAGTACTTGCTGCGATTGTTGAGAAGCAAAAAGAGATGGCTGCGCGAAAGTCTGTGCAGAATCAGATGGCTATGCAGCAGAACGCTGGACAACAAGGCACGATTGCAGACGCAGTTGTGGCACAGGCAGCACCCGTCATGGCAGCGCACGGCGGCGAGATGCACGGCTACGCAGGTGGCGGTGCGGTGGCGTTTCAAACAGGGACCAGCCCGCGTGGTTTGCCGTTTCCTGCGAGCCCTTCCCGTATCGATATGGGCGGAGACGTTCCTATCTACACTCCAGGCCCTGACAAAGAGCCAGGGGAGACCGAGGCGGAGTACCTCGCCCGAAAGCAAAAAGAAGCGGCTGAAGCAGACGAAGTATCTAATCGTCCTTTGCGGCGTTTGTATCGCTATTTGGCCGAGAAAATTCGTGAGCCCAGCCCCGTAGCTCAAATGCGTGCGCCTGCGGCGCAGGCAGCAGCGCTTGCTGCGGCAGCACAGCCTATGGATACTGGCGATGAACTGTCCCGTATGCTGGGCCGAGCACCTGCGCCCATCCCTCCCGCTACACCTCCTGCTGCAGCACCACGCCCTCCAGGCGCAACCCGTCCGGGCGCTGGAACGGGGCAACCTCAAAACCGCCCTCAAGCGGCTCCTTCGCCCCTGCAACAACTCGGCAGTGCTGTAGAGCAGACGGGCACCCCCGCGCCTGATCGGCTGGCTGAGATTGAAGCAGATGAACGCGCCCGAGTCGAAGGGCTGAGAGGCATCTTGGAAGCCCAGGGTAAGGTTGACCCGCGTATCGTCGCTGCTCGGAAGGAAGCCGCTGAGCTTGCCCAGCGGGGTATTGGTGAGCGGGAAAAGCGTGCCGCAGGGGCGTTAGAAGCTGCGGGTATGCCGCTGTCCCAAAACCTCTTTGACAACCAAGAAGCCTTGTTCCGCATGCTCGGTGCGATGAAGGGCGGCAAGCGTATTGGTGATGCGTTCAGCAACATCGGTCAGGAAGCCGGTGCTATTCGTGGCGAACAGCGCAGGGCACTAGAGCTTGCACAACGTGAGAACCGTGCAGAACAGAACGCACTTGATCAACTCCGTCAAGCTCAAGCGGATCTCAAGTTGGCGCAGACAACCGGTGATGTCCAGGGTGAACGTAATGCGGCACTCAAGGTTGAGGAAGCCAAGGCCAATCTTGGCTTGACCCGGTTGAATATCCAGAAGGAGCGTGCCACTGAAGCTGATCGCGCTGAACAGCGTAGACTCACTGCTCGTGGTCAGGACCTGCAACGACTGAGTTCGCAGGAACAGATGGCGAACGCCATTAAAGTTGCGGGTATGCAGGCAGATCGCACGCCTGCAGAAGTACGCTTGATGGAGTGGCTACGTAATCCTGAAAACAAGAAGCTGTACGAGAGTATTCAGGCTTCTAAGCGTGCGGAAGATCGCAATCTCAAGCTTTACGAGATCTACATGAAGAACAAGCTCTTGTTGGGCGATATGAGCTTTGAAACTTTTGCAGCAGGACTTAAAGACGCTTCCACCCCTGGCGCTGCCCCAGGCGGGGCGCTAAAGTACAACCCCGCAACAGGCAAGATCGAGTAACCACCCATGCCATACACCGTCGCACTTCCTGATGGGCGCACCGTTGAATTTCCGGACAGTGTGTCCAGGGAGGAGGCGGCGGCAATCATTCGCCGTCAGTTAGGTGTAGGGGCACAGCCCAAAGAGTCCACCATCGGCAGTGAGCTTGTTCGGGGGGCCAAGCAGCTTGCCTCTACGACCCGCACGGGTATCGGTGCACTGGCTACGCCTGAGGAATCAGCCAGGGCCGGTGTTGAGCGCAGTCAGCAGATAGCTGCTGAAGCCGGTGAAGGCCCGTCCTTTGCTGCACTGCGCAAAGCCTACGAAGAGCGGGGGCTGTTGCCTGCCGCAGGCGAGTTGTTGTCGCAGATCCCCCGGGCGGTCGCTGGGCAGGGTGCACAGCTTGCTGCGATGGCCGGTGGTGCCAAGCTGGGTGCGATGGCTGGTACTGCCGTTGCTCCGGGCGTGGGGACGATTGCGGGCGGCATCCTGGGTGCAGGCGCTACGCTGCTGCCGCAGTTCTTTGGTGCCAACGTCGAGCGCCAAGCTGCCGAACAGATGGGGCGTGGTGAGCCCGTTGACATCAATCGTGGTACTGCCGCTGCTGCCGCAGCAGGCCAAGCTGGTATCGAGGCCGCAGGCACGGCGCTGGTGCTGGGCAAGCGCGTGGTCAAGGGCATCCTGGGTGTCACCGATGATGCGGCGCTGGCTACGGCCAAGGCGCGTGAAGAGCTTGTCAAGGCTGCTGGACGGTCACGTCTGGGTGCTGCGGGGCGTGGTGCTGCCGTTGGCGTGGCCGAGATCCCAGTCGAGGTGGCGCAGGCGGTCATCGAGCGTGCCCAGGCGGGGCTGGATGTGATGTCCCCCGAGGCGTTCACTGAGTACGGCGAGAACGCATACCTTGCCGGTCTGGTCGGCCCGACCATCGGTGCAGCCACACGCGTGACTGAGCCCGGTGCTGCCCGCAGGAAGCTGGCAGTAGAAGAGCAAGCGAAAGCTGCTGAGGAGCGTGCAGCCGCAGCGAAGGCGGAGGCTGAGAAGAAGAAGACGCCGGAGTACCTGCTCGGTCTTGACACGCGATACAAAGAGGCTGTTGCCAAGGTGCGGGAGCTTCAGGCGGCGGTCAAGAAGAAGCCTGCTAAGGACGCAGACCCGGCGCAGTGGGCGGAGTACAACCAGAAGGTTGCTGAACTCAAGGAGTTCACCGCCAACACCATGCGCCCGATCACGGCGGAGTACACACCTCGCAAGGCTGAGATCGCGAAGGTCAAGGATCAGCGTGCGGCAGAAGTTGAGGCCGCAGCAGCGCAAGAGATTCCCCAGGAAGCGCAGCAGCTTCCTTACTACGCATCTGCTCAAGAAACCATCCCCGGGCTTGAGCCGGTAGAGGCCGCACCGGCAGCGGCGGAAGAAACTGTTGACTACGCCAAGCAGGCACGCGACCTCAAAGAGTACCTCGTAGATCTGCAGACCCAAGCCAAGACCACTACGGATCTTGATGCCAAGCTGAAGCTCAGCACGGATTACGCACGGGCCGAGGCCGCACTCAAGGAAGCGACACGGCTGACCAAGGCGTCGGGGCAAGAGGAAGGCAAAGCAATTGACAAGCTGCGCAAGCAGATGGCGGTCGCTGAAGACCAGGGCGATCTTGAGGCACAGGGGCGCATCGCTCAGCAACTCAAAGATTTGGGCGTCACCGATCTTGGTGCGCAGGCAGAACTGGACTTGGGCAAACCCCAAGCGCTGAAGAAGCTGCAGGTGCCCACCGACATGGCGGACTACCAAGCCGCGCAGCAACGCGCAGCAGAGGAGAAGGCCGCACGCGAAGCACAGCAACGCCAACAACAGCAGCTTGCCCGGGAAGCATATGAGCGGTCGCAACAGACCGCTGGCATGTACACAGATGTTCTGGCCGCTGCACAGCGTCGGGCCGCTGACCGTGCCGCTGCTGAAGCCGAGACCAAAGCTGAGACCGAGCGCACACAGCGCGAAGAGGAACTCGTTGGCAAGCTCGTGGAGTCAACGGGCGCGGTGCAGCCGCAGCCTGTGCCGCAGGCACGCATGGCGTTGCCCGCCAGAGAGACCACGGAGAGCCTGTACGACCAAGCAGCAGAGCTTCGGGCACAGTTGACGTTTGCTCAGCAGACGCGCAACAAGAACTTGGAGTCTCGGGTACGCCAGCAGCTTCAGCAAATTGGCGCGTCACCTGAGGAAAAGGGCTCCGCGCTGGACCTGGGTGCCACCGCCCGCGAGGCAGGCGTTGAGGGTGAACTCACGCCTGAGGCGATGGAGCAAAACCGGCTGATGCGCCTGGGGCAGCGGCAGTTGATGTCCTACGACCAGCTTGTCAAGTTCATCACGCAGGCCAGAGAGCGTGAGCAGGCGGCAGTCGATGAGAAGACCAAAGCCCAGTACAAGTACCGCGCTGAGCAACTCAAGCAGGCGGCAATCGGCTTTGCGCTGCAAGAAATCAACGGGCGTAGGCGGCAATACGGACTGCCAGAGCTAGAACACAAAGACGCGATGCGTGCCGTTACTGGGCTGGCCCGTCCGCTGAACGAGTTGGTTGCGCGTGGTGCGCAGATCTTCGAGGAGCCGGTGGTTGTCCGTGGGCAGCAGCGCGGCATTCGGCTTGTTGAGGGTGCGCAGGAGTTCGAGCGGCCACCAGCGGGCAAGCGCACGTTTTCTGAGGCAGGCTTTCCTGCCGCAGCCGACACGCTGCGAGAGCAATTCCGCCAAGTGGTGGAGACCGTCAGCGGCAAGCCTCAGGCTGCGCCGCCTTCGCCGTACGCCAAGCCTGCGGGCGCATCGCGCCGTGTTGTCCCTGAGCAGCGCGAGTTGTTCCTGACGCCGCCTCCGGCAGAAGAGCCCGTGTCGCTGGCACCAGAAGGCTTCTTTGCCAAGGGGATCGACAAAGCCGCATCGGCAGATGATGCACGACTTCTGCGCCAGATGCAGGAGGTCTACCCGACACTCACGCCGCAGCAACAGAGCGTTGTGCGTGAGCAGGCGCAGCGTGCTGCCGATGGCAAGCCGTTGGATGCCGTGTACGAGATGCGGGGCCTGTACCAGTTGCGTCAGCGCGAAGCGGCTACGGCTGCGGGGCAGCAGACGTTCCTCAAGCCCATCACGCTTGTGACTGCACGGCGCAAGATTGAACGGCTTGCACAGAAGGCGGCAACGCTGGAGAAAGAGGCTGCAGAAGCTAAGGCGGTGGCAGAACGAATTGCGGCGGGCAAGAAGTCGGAAATTGAGCGTGCACAAGCAGCGTTTGATCGTGCGCGTGAGCAAGGGAAAGACCTGATTGCAACCGCTTCCCAGCTTCGTATGGAGCAGACAAGAGAACGGCTTGATGCGGCAAACAAGATTGCCGAACTTGAAACTAAAAAGCGGGCGCTTGATAAAGAGTGGGATGGTACTGTTGCCGGTGAGTTTGCTTGGCTGCAAGCAAGATATGCGTTTCTCCGCGAAGAAGTTGCCGTTGGGCGTGCGCCTAAAACCAACCGTGCAGAACTTGCGCAATTAGAAAAGCTATACCCCGGCGCAATAGATCGTGTGGTGAAAATTTCCAAAGCACTTGACAAAATTAGCAGACAGATTGATGCGGCCAAAGTTGCCCAACAATCGGTGCTGGAGCGTCAAGCTGCGGATACGATCACTAATTCGGTGCTTAAAGCGGCAACCAAAGCAGAAAACAAAATTGCTACTGCGCAGAAAAAGCTTAGCGAAGCGCGTGCAGCAGAGAAGGCGGCAGAGCGGATGCATAAGGCGGCAGTTTCTGCCGAGCCCAGGACACCTACGCCGTTGGAGCAGATCGAGGCCATACCCATTACCGGGGTGACCCGCGTGTTCAGGGACACCAGCGATCCTGCGGTGCAAGCGCAAGCCACGAAGAAGCGTTCAGCCATTGCCCGTGAAGAGGGCACGTATGCCATCCTTGAAGAAAGGCTAAAGACGGCTGAAGGCGACGACAAGGTTAACCTGCAGCGCCAACTCAACGAGTCCGAAGCCCGCCTGCAGAAACTGCACACTGAGCTTTACGATGTCTACGGTAACGCCCCCCTGAAGCGCGTTGAAGGCAAGACGGTTGAGGCAGCAGCGTCTGCTGAGCGCCTGGAGAAGGCGCGGCATGAGGTGCACAGCGCTGAGATCGACGCCTTCAATGCGAAGCACGAAACTGCCCGACTGAGCCTGCCCGCCCGTAAAAAAGGCCCGATGATCAGTGAAAGGGGTGTGGTCAAGCAAGGCGGGGAGCGCGTCATCAAGGCGGAGCCTGCTACGCCTATTGCAGACATCACCAGCACGCGTACGCGCATCGACGAGATCAACCAGCAGTTTGCCTACATCAAAGAGAACCCGGCCAAGTCGGCAGAGGGTAAAGCCAAGCAAGCCAAGGTAAAGACACAACTGGCAGCGGAACGGCAGACGCTCGGCGCTAAGCTGAAGGAACTGTTGCAGGCGCAGCGCCAAGTGTCACAAGAAGAGAAAGCGGTTGAGCGGGAGCTTAAGGGTGCCCGCACGGTGTCCAAGCGTGCCATCAAGCAGACAAAGCTGGAAGCTACCGACGCGCAACTCTTCGAGGATCTGGCAGATGCCAAGCTGTCCAAGGAGCAGCGGCAGTTGTTTGAGCGGGCACAGAACGCGTTTGGTGAGATGTCCGCACCGGGGCAGGCGTTTGTCCGTAGGCAGGCCAACGCACTTGTCGGACGCCGTGAAGCAGACTATAAAGGCGAAGATCTTGCTGGTGTAGTAGAAGCGGCGGAGCGCCGCATGGCGCGTGAAGGCGAAGAGACAGTTCTTCCTGCCCGAGGCGTGGAGGTAGAGAGCCCGGATCTTGATGCGGACCAAATCAAAGCGCTAGAAAACAACGATGTGGCTCAGGCTCTGGCACTACTGTCTACCGACAAGTCTGCCGACAAAGTCCACCGTGCGGTTGCTCAACGCCTTGCACAGTTGTTGGATGCCACGGACGTAGAAGTCCGCGACACGCTGACAGACAACGAAGGCAACCCTGTCCTTGGACAGGCGCTTGCTTCGGGCAAAAAGATTCGACTCAGCCGTGCGGGTGGATTGACGCAAGAGATCTTGCTGCACGAAGGCACGCACGCCGCTGCTGAGCGCGTGTTGGAAGCCCCGGAATCCTCGTTGACGCCTTTGCAGCTTGCTGCCAAGCGCGAACTACAAGCTCTGCATGCAGCCGTAAAGCGTGACCCCAGCATCACCAGCACGGACGCCAAGGCCAGCCTGTCTGAGTTTGTTGCGGAGGTAATGTCCAACCGGAATCTGCAGCAGCAGTTGGCGAAGAAGCCCTGGCGTTTGTCAGACGCACTGCAAGCATTCAAGAGCGTCGTCCTGCGCTTGTTGGGTGTCAAGGATACGCAGTCCATGTTGGGCGCGGCGATGAAGTCTGTGGACGCCATCTTCCAGCCTACGAGCGTTCAGACGTTCAAGGCCGAAGGCGTTCGCACGCAGTACTCGCAAAAGGATATTGCAGCACTGCACGATGGCAGCAATTCCATGCGCCAGTTTGCGGAGAACTTTCCGCAGTACATCAAGCAGAAGGATCGCACCCCTGAGGACGTAGACAGGATTGGTGGTGAGTATCTACTGGATATGCGGCGTGAAACACCAGATTACGTTGCTTCCGCAGAGCCTAATCGACTAGACTACAAGTCAGACACGATCATGTCTGATGGAACGGTCTTTGATCCTGAAAACCCGCTGCATCTTGTAGAGGCTACGCCAACTACTTTTGTAGCCCTTGAGGCGCAAAAAGACGAGTCTTTGCGTAAAAGCGAAGCAAAAGAAATTACAAAAAATCGAATTGACGCACTGCACGAACTTTTAGAAAGTGTTTTTGGCGTAGATATCTATGCCAAAAGTGTAGCAAGCGGAAGCTACACCCTGCCTGAAAAAGCACTTGTAGCCAAAGCTGCGTCGAAGTACGGCGTTCAATCTACGCCTGCAGGGCGGCTTAAACTTGTGACAATCGATGCAAACAATCGGCATCCTGTGGCCGTTGTCAGCAAAGAAGCTGTGGACGCAATCATTGAAGGTTTGCGTGCGGGCAAGAACCTGAAGACGGCTTTCCTTGACGGCATGCAGAGCGTGGCAGACGATAACGCTAAGAAAAACAGCGCCAAGAATGGCTGGCAAAAGTTTGAAGTTGTTTCCGGCGTAGAAAATATATCTCGGTTATATACGCAAGAAGAAATAGGTGAGGCTATTGGGCATACAGGCTACGACGGGACTGAGTTTGCAGATGACGACGCGCTCGTGGACCAGCTCATTTCAGATGGGCATTTGCCTGATCGCAGTTCACTAATGCAAACTGCTACAGAGGTTAGGTCTATAGAAAAAGCGGCTATTAAACTCAACGCAGGTGCTGCCGGTACTAGCTGGTGTACGGGCGCAAGCGTTACCACAGCGCGGGATCAGATCAAGCGCGGTGATTTCTACATTTACTATAAAGACGGCAAGCCTGAAGTTGCGGTTCGAATGGAAGGTACGAACAAGATCGGTGAGATACGCGGTAATACGCCAAACCAATGGCTTACTCCTGAGCAGCAGAAGATAGCAGAAGCATTCTTGCGAACCAAAACCTTTGATGGTTCAGAACGGTTCATTGAGGAGACCGAACGTAAAGCCCAGCTTGCCCGAGTACTTACGGATAAAGCCGAGCCCGGAGATTCGTTTATCTTTGCGGACGCGCTTAATAGCGATCAAACAGCATTTAAAGACTACGGGCTTGACGATCTTTTTAGGTTTAGGATGCTTGATGGTTATGCAAGCAACCTGCGACCAAAACCATCAGACGCAATTAGAAAAGCGCTGTATACAAAAGCCATAGACGTTCTTGTCGAAGATATGGGTAAAGGGTACATACCTTTTGAAATTCGTATGGAAGCCGATGGCACAGGATTTATGAAATTTGGTGGGCAGAAAGTTGACAACATTCAAGCTTCGGAAATTATACACGCGAAAACCATAATGACACCGTATACATCAAAATACAAAAAAGAAAAAGATCAAGACACGCCTTTTGTTTTTAGCAACTTGAAAAGCGTGGGCGGCTTTTATTTGGGCGGGGTGCGGCCTGTAGAAATGCCAAAGCTGCAGCGCGTACGCAGACTGGTCATTGTTAGTGATGACGCAAACTATAATGTAAAACTGTCTGATAAAGCTATTGTTGATAGTGTATCAGCAATTGCAGAAAACACCTCTATTAACATAAAGGGTGGCTACTACGTAAACGTTAAACCCGTGGTGCATTACGCGACCAAGTTTTACGTTATGAAAGCTACGGTCGAAGCGCCGTATGTATCTGTCACGCCTTACACACCCGATTTCAGTAGCTCCGCTAAAGCAGACGAAGCCCCTCCTCTGCCGGTCATAAACACGCCCAACAAGATTGGGGATGCGCCTCCCGTAAAAACAGCAGGGCCGGAAGCAGAAGAGCGTTTGCTGTTTGCACGGTCGTTGCCCACCGCATCACGCGTAGCTAACCAGATCATCGGCAAGCAGCCGACCGTTCTCGACAGCATCAAGAAGAGCCTCTTCGGGCTGAGCTTCCGTACGCAGGTGATTGACGCCCTGGCTCCCCTGGAGCAAATTGCCTACACCAGCATGGACCCGCTCAAGGGAGCGCAGATGATGTACTACCTGCGCAAGTACGGCATGCGCAACAACATGACGCAGGAGGCTATCGAGAACGGAGTCGCCCAGGTCCAAGAGATAACGCGTCCTGACGGCCAGAAGGAGCGCATCATCGAGGCGGTCCAAGGGGCCAACATCAAGGACATCGTCAAGCGCCTTGCGGCAAAAGACGTGATCAAGGAAGCAGGCAGCGCCGACGCAGCCAACCGGCTGTTCACGCTGTACATGTCTGCGATCCGTGGCGAGAACAAGGGCTTTGACAAGCTGAACTTTGGCCGTGCCGCAGCGCTGAGTGAACTGCAGAAGATCGAGCGTGAGCTTGCCTCCCCCCGCCTGGAGCCGCAAGAGAAAACTCAACTGAACGCCCGCAAGGCGTACCTTGAGAAGAACCTCGACAGCATGCCCACCGAGGCAGACTTCCGCGCTGCCAAGGCGGAGATCGACGCCAACCCGACGCTGAAGAAAGCGTTCGATGAGGCGCGGGAGATGTACAACGAGTACAACACCGACCTGCTGAACTTCTTGGTGCAGACGGGTGCGATCAGCAAGGACGAAGCGGCCCGCCTGCTGCGTGCCAAGGACTACATCCCGTACTACCGCATGCGCGGAGGCAACGCCGAGTTGATGATTGGCGGTGAGACGCCCATCCGCATCGGCAACCTGAAGGACAGCCCGCACCTCCAAGAGCTTGTCGGCGGTGAAGAGCCTATCTTTGACTTCCTGACCAGCAGCGTGCAGAACACGTCGATGCTGCTCGACATGGGGTTGCGCAACATCGCGGCCAAGAACGTGGCCTACGAGCTTGCCGATGCAGGGCTTGCAAGCAAGCCAGCCAGAGCGGGCAAAACAGGCGCTCCCAAGGGCACGCTGGAGTTTAAGCTCGACGGTGAGGACTACTTCGTACGTGTAGACACCGACTACATCGGCGTGCCGTCTGACCTGCTGGTCAAGGGCATGGCGGGCATCCCGACGATGCTGCCCCAGGGCTTGCGTCTGATGGGTATCCCTGCGCAGATCCTGCGCCGTGCAGTGACCTCCACACCGGTCTTTGCTGCCAAGCAGTTGTTCCGTGACTCGCTGGGTGCCTACATGCTCAGCGGCTCTGATGCGCCTCCGTTGCTCAGTGCCGTCAATCAACTGCGCAAGGCATCGCCGCTGAAGGCCCGGGGCGTCACGGGCGGGCAGACGTTCACGGGCACCACCGAGGACATCAGCCGTCTGCTCAAGGAGATGCAGGAGGGGCGTCCAGGCTGGATGAAGGCGTTCACCAAGATGGAGGCGATGGCGCACAAGGCCGATGCTGCCACGCGGCAGTCCCAGTACGAGAGCTACCGTGCGCAGGGGCTGTCCGACATGGAAGCCGAACTCATGGCGCTGGAGTCGATGAACTTCAGCAAGCGCGGGCTGTCACCCACCATGCACATGGCAAGCATGTTGGTGCCTTTCCTGAATGCGCAGATCCAGGGCCTGGACGTGCTGTACAAGGCACTGACCGGCAATATGCCGTTCAACGACAAGCTTGATATCCAGCGCAAGCTGTTCACGCGTGGCGCGTCGATGTTCGCTCTCACGATGGCTTACGCCGCAGCCATGCAAGACGACGAGGAGTACAAGAACGCTCCGCCCGATGTGAAGTACGGCAACTGGTTTGTGCGCCTGCCTTTCCTTGACGAGATGGCCGGAGAGAAGGTCACGCTGCGCGTACCGATTCCGTTTGAAGTCGGCTACATCTTCAAGGCACTGCCTGAGATGCTGTACAACAGCATGAAGAGTGACCGAGGAGCAAAGGAAGCCTTTGAGGCGCTCAACCACATCCTGATCCAGATCGTTCCAGGCGGCAGCAGTATGGTGCCTATCGAAATTGGCGGAGCCAAGATCCCGGTGCCGGTGCCCATCCCTGCAGCCATGAAGCCCGTCATCGAGGTGGGCTTGGGCAAGTCGTTCTTCACTGGGCGTGATCTTGAGTCGGCGCGAGAGCAGCAAGAGGTTCCGGGTATGCGTTACCGGGAGCGGACTTCTGAGATTGCCAAGTACATCGGTGAGTCGGTGAACTTTTCACCAATCAGGATCGAAGCACTTGTCAACGGGTACACAGGCGGGCTGGGGTTGCTGGCGCTCCAAGCACTGAGCTTGCCGCTGCCGAAAGCGGATGTGGTGGTGCCTGAGAAGCGCTGGTCTGAACTGCCGTTGGTGGGGCCGATGTTCCAGCCCGCAGACGCCAGCAACATCATCGATGGTGTGTATAAGGACTTCCAGAAAGTCACACAGGCTAAGACCACCTACGACAACCTGATCGTGAAGGGTGAGACCGGCAAGGCGCAAGCGTTCTTGCAGGAGAACCTGCAGTTGATCATGATGAATCAAATGGCGGGGGAGTACCGACAGATGATGGGTGAGTTGACCAAGAACGAGCGCATCATCCGTGGATCGAAGCTCACCGAGGAAGAGAAGCGCAAGCTGGTGGATCAGATCAAGGCTGCGAAGATTCAGATTGCTGCTTCCGTACGGGCGGTACTCGAAAGAAAAGCACCCCAAGCCGCCCTTGCCTGACACCGAACTGGGCGCGGGCATCCTTGATGTGAAGCGGGACTGCAGCCAGCAGTCCCGCCTGTCGCACGGCCTCTAGGTCAAGCGCAGGGACGAAGAACCCCTGCCCCTTCTCAAGCCGGTCCCACGGATAGTGCCGCAGCATTGTGAGGGTCTTCTTCTATCGGTCGGCCTATGCAGATCGTGCGCACGCGCATCTGCGGGCCTCGAGTCTTCGCCATCATGTCCTTGCGCTCGAAGCCGACCGTGTACCCGGGCATGGCCTGTATCTGCTTCTTGAACGCGTCGTAGCCGAAGGACATCGCCACGCAGTGCGACTTCAGCATCTGCTCCTCGATGAAGTACTCCACGTAGTTCTTCTTGTTGATGCCGTGCTCCACCCGGCCCATGACCTTGCTGCGCGTGACCGTCTGATCGATCTCCTGCCCTGAGCCCAGCGCTGCCAACAGAGCGCCGTTGCTCTGGCGGATCACCACGAACTGCCCGTAGTTCTCCCGGGTGAAGGCGTTCAGCACATCCTCTGCCGTGCGCCCGCCCGTCTTGATCACCTTGCGGGCTTTCTCCACCAAGCTCTTGAGGAACTCGATGATCTTGTCCACCGGCAGGTCGATGATGCCTGCGTACCTACTTGAAGCAAGAATCGCACCAGCAATGATTGCGCCGCAGCCAGCGGCCCAGTAGCGCTCATCGCCCGACATCTTCCACTCGACCTTGATCTTGCGGATGCACTCCTTGGTGATGCGCTCTGCAGTCTCTTGGTTCTGCACCAGCCAGCGCACGTAGATGTCGCCAGCCACGCCGTGGTTGTGCATGGGGATCTTGAGGAGGTCTTCCTCCTCCGGCGTCCAGTTCAGCTTGACCTCAGGCGTCCACTCCAGCATGCGCAGCAACTCGCCTTGCGAGGTGTGCTGACGAGCGCCGGACATGTAGTCCTGCATGTGGGTGTTGGAGGTCAGGAAGACCAGCGTTGCCCACGACACGAGGTTAAGCCGCTCACGGTTGTGGTGCGCCTCGCTCTTCTCCTTGCCCTGGCCTTCCGAGGCGTCGAAGATGAAGCCTGGGAACCACTCCATGTCCTGCCGAGACTTGTGCGTGATCTCGTCCGATGTGAACGGTAGGCTGTTGAGGTTGCCCATGCGCTGCTGCATGGTCACAGGCGAGGTGCTCTTGCCTGTGCGGTAGCGGATCGGATGGCCCCAGATCGAATTCAGCAAGCTCAGCGCCAACGACTTGCCCGTGCCGCTGTCGGTGGACCCGCCATGTATCGTCAGCGCCGCCATCTGCGTGAACTTCATCAGCGGCGCACCGAACCCCATGCTGGCGATGCCCAGCAGGTCGAACTGCTTCTTGCGCATGAGCATCTGTGGGAAGCGTCTCCACTCCTCCAGCGTGCCCTGCGACCGCGTGACGCGGGTGAGGTTCGCCAAGTCTGGCATCGGCACCGTGCGCGTGCTGCCGTCTTGGAAGTACACCTTGCCGTTGTAGACGAACGTGCCATCCTCCTGCCAGCCGTACTGGCCTGGGATCTTGATGGCCTTCTTCGTGACGCTGGCATCCTCGATGCAAGCGCGGATGTACTCGAACAGGTTCTTGTCGTTGCCCGCGCCGAACGAGGCAATGATGTTCTGCTGCGCCAGCGTCTTCAGGCACTCGTCCTTGGACACGGTGTAGCGCTGTGCCATCAGCACGTCGATGGGAGCGCCGGGTCGGTTGGCGACCATGTGCACGGTGTGCTCACCGTCCTTGTTCAGCAGGTCCACGACGAACAGATCGTAGGGCACGATCATGATCTGATGCTTGCGCTTGGTGCCGTCAGCCTCCTCCACCATACGCTCGACAAACACGCCGCCCTTGGCCCCGTAGGAGTAGCCCTTGGGTGGGATTGGGCGTGTGACTGTGACCGGTGGTGCCTCGGGATCGTCCGGGTCCACGGGCGTGATCTCGATCTGCTTCTCGGTGTTGTCAGCCAGGATCTCGCGCCCAAGCGCCAGGGGGTTGGTGATCTTGCCAAAGTGCTTGCAGCCTTCGCAGATGCCCGGGTTCTCGCTGTCGAACTTCAGGCACGGGTACGGGCCCTTGATCTCGCGCAGCTTGGTCTGCATGCGCTCAGGCTCGTAGGGGTGCAGGCTGCTCAGCCAGATCGCTGCACGCTCACCATCCGCACACTGCTTGGCCTGGGACAGCCAGCCACGCCACTGGGGCTCCATGCCGTCATCAGCGGCGTGCTCAACGAAGTGCGCAAGCTGTGCGCAACCATCGCCTGCCGCCGTGCGCTGCATGATCAGCTTGAACTTGGTGACGCTGTTCTCCACCAGCTTGACGTTGCTGGCGACGGGTGCCTCGATGCGCTTGCCGGGGATGTCGAGCGGTGCGCGAGACGGTGTTGGTGCATTGACACTGGTCGGCCCCAGCGCTGCCGTGATGGCCTGCGCGAAGTCCTCGAAGCTGCATGCGGTGCCCTCGGTCATGATCTTGACCGAGCGTGGGGTGCCGTACTTCTTCTTGAAGTTGAGCGTGCCCGGGATGCGCAACACGCGGGCCGCGTCGGCGGTGACCGTCATGTCGATAGACAGCGCTTGCTGCTTGCACAGGCGCTTGAACGCCTCAGCCACAGGTTTCCAGATACCCACAGCAACGGGGTGCGTGAAGGCCCAGTAGCAGTGCAGCCCGCCGCCTGATGCGACGATCCACGGAGTAGCCAGCCCCTCAAGGCCTGTGGTCTCAAGGAAGCCACCCAGCGCTTGTGCCGCGTCTTTCTTCGTGGCGTACCCGTCCATGTCGATGAACATGGACCGCACGTACTCAGCGTTGTCTGCCGTGCGCTTGCCCGACTCCTCGAACGTCGCCAGCGCGAAATAGATGTCCTTGCTCTGTGTCAGCCATTGGTCAGCATGGCGCTGTACCTCCTTCAGATCTTCAACGAAAACGTGTTGCTTCTTCTTGGAAGACAACTCTGCTGCGCAGTAGTACCCAAAACCGGGTGGCGGAAGCACAGCCGCTAGAAACTCAAGCGGTTCCATGAAGCTCCCGGGGGGTTACTTGAGGTCGTCCAGCAGCGTCTCTACCGCCTTGATCAGCGCATCGCACCAGTCCTTAGGCAAGCCGTTGTCGTTCTTGAGGTAGGCATACCGGACCAGTTCCTCTGGCGTCAGGCTTGAAGGTTGAATTCCTTGCATATTTGCACCCATGCGGTTTCTGCGTTCTTGGCGGCTCTGAGGATCTCGATCAGGCGCTCGACGCGGGGTTGATACGGATTGAGAACATCGCCGCCCAGCATCCAGTTGTAGACGGTTTGGCGTGATGCCCCAGTGGCTTTGGCGAGGCGCAAGACGCTGAAGTCCAAGCTCACAGCAAGACGCCCGAGCGTATTGCCCAGGCTCTTGGGAGCGTCCTTCACCGCCAGCACGGTTTTGACAGAGTAGGTCATGGTGATATCTGATGTAGCACCGCTTTGGCATTTAGGTACGCTGCATGTGCAGCTTCGGCAGAATCAAAAACACCCAAATGCTTTGATTCCCCGTTCGCCCTTATTCGCGCATGGTAGCGGCCCGCCACTAACGCCACGCCCAGCAGCCCAGACTTATTGTTGCGCATAGCTTTTTTGCGATTCCATCCGTTTTCTGCTACGGAAACATCACGCAAATTCATTATGCGGTTGTCGCTTGGGCAACCGTTTATGTGGTCTATCTCTGCGTTAGGCCAGCACCCGTAAGTTATGAGCCAAGCAAGGCGATGCGCTTTGAACTCATAGCCTAACAGACGAATGCGCACATAACCTTTTGTATCCAATCGACCTGTAACTTGCCCAACTGCACGGCGGTGACCTTTGACTCGGTGCGTAAACAAACCCGTTACCGGGTCGTAACAAAGAAGTGCTAGCACTTCTTCTCTTGAAACTGCATTGTTGTACTGTTTCATTTGTGCTCCAAAAAATAGGGGCCGAAGCCCCTACCAGAGTTACCCCTTATTCATCATCCCATGCTTCTGCCAGCTTGGCAAGAGACGACTTGGGTGCAGCGGGTGCAGCCTTCTCTTCCTTGCGCACGGTCGGCTCGACGGTCTCCTCAGCCTCTTCCACAGGCTCAGCCTTGGCCTTGGGAGGACGGCCACGCCGGGGTGCAGGCGGCGGTGCCTCTTCCTCTTCTTCCTCAGCCGCAGGAGCGGGTGCGGGCTTGGCAGCAGCCTTGGGGGTGGGCTTGGTGCCCTCCAGCTTCATCGGCTCGACCTTGTCGGTCTGCGCCACGGTCATGGTGATCGCACGCTTGGCGTCCTCAGACTGACCCTGCTCCGCAGCCGAGGCGTACTCGTCCTCGCTCAACCAGCGCATCGGCTTGAAGAACAGCTTGGGGCTCTCCGACTTCGTGTCGAACTTCATGCGCGTGACCAAGGTCTCGGGAGAGACGCCCTGCGCAGCCAGATACCGGGCGTACGCTTGCAGCGGACGGTTGTCGCCTTCCTCCTTGCCGAAGATGGACGTGGCAGGCAACTGAAGCTGCATGACGTCACCGTCCACATCGTTCGCCAGCACCACAGCCAGACGCTGGCTGTAGCGGCAGGCACGGCTCTCGCCATTACCGGAGCCCTTCACGTTCTGCGGGCACGAGGCGCAGTTGGTGGCCTGGGGGGTGGCTGCGCTGGCATCGGGCTTCTCGCCGTCAGCCGACCAGCAGTCAGGGCCGCTGGGCGTGTCGCCGTCGTACGCCTTCATGTAGAAGGTGCGCCCGATCTTGGGGGCCGCGTTGACGACAACCACGTCGAGGAAGCGCTCATCAACAGCGGCAACTTCCTTGCCGTCCACCATCAGGCGGAACACGCCGCCCTTGATCGAGATGCGCTTGCCGCCACCACCGGCACCCCCTGCGAGGGACTTGGCGAGGGCAGACAGTTCGCCCTTCTTGGCGAACGCGGGAACGGCAGAGCCGGAGAAAAGTGCAATGTTGCTCATGTGTAGCCTTTCACTTAGTTGACGGTTTTCTCACAGAGATGTCGAACTCGGTGTCCGAGTTCAAACCTGGGGGGATGGCCCCAGGGTTTTCTTCCAAGAACAACTTCATGTTGGACTGGGCGATGCGCTTCTCCAGCAGGTCGAGCGCATCGTGTTCCACCATGAACTTCTTGAAGCTGTCCCAGTCGTTGGTGTAGTACCGGGTCTTCTCCATCAGCGAGACGGTGCCGTGGTCGGTGCGCAGGGACTTGACCCCCGTGCCCCGCATGCGGTCCTTGATCTCGTTCTTGACGGACTGTTGCTGCTCCTTGATCGCCTCGATCTGGGCGTCGAGGTCTTGGATGGCCGAGCGCATCTTCATGTAGATGCGGACCAGCTTGTCTACGGGCAATTCGTCTTCCATGCGTTCTCCTTTTTGAGTTAGTGTCCAACACTGTACATTGTCAAACTGGCTTCGGCAACCCCCTTCCTGAAATTTCTTCTTCGAACAACTTGACCAGCAGGGCGTTGTCGTCCACCTTGCTGGACAGGGCCTTGAACATGCGCTTCTCGACCGGCGACCCCTCGATGTGGATCACGGTGACCTTGTCGGAGGACTGCCCCTTGCGGTCGGCCCGGGCGATGCACTGCACGTATTGCTCCACGCTCATCAGCGGGCCGTAGAAGATCACGGTGTCCGCAGCAGTCAGCGTGATGCCGTGCGCTGTGGCCTGGGGCTGCATGACCAGCACCCTCGGGTTGGGCTGCGTCTGGAAGCGCTTGATGATGTCGCCTCGCTTGGTCGCCGTGACCCCGCCGTGGATTTCCTCGCAGGCCACACCGTTCTTGGTGAGGAAGGCGCTGATGGTGCTGATGGCAGCGCGGAAGAGCGCGAACACGATGACCTTGCGGTCTGTCTGCTCCAGCGCCTCGAGCAGGACGTTCAGCCTTGGCGTGGCATCGAACTCGACCACCTCTTGGTTGTCGGTGTAGGACACCCCGGTGCTGATCTGCAGGAGCTTGTTGAGCACGCCCGCTGCGTTCACGGCAGTGATCGTCTCGCCCGCAGCCATCGCCACCATCTGGTCGCGCAGCAGGTTGTAGTACTTGGCCTGCTGTGGCGTGAGCGGCACCTCACGTGTGGTCGTGAGCACAGGCGGCAGGTCCAGGCACTGCGCCTTGGTGAAGCGTATGGCGGGCTGCAGCGCAGCGAAGACCCGGTCAGCAGCGTCGGGCTTGGGAGCCCACTTGAACATGGTGATCTTCTGCATCACCTGATCGCGCCACGCCGTGTAGAACTTGGGCACGTTGGTCGGGTTGACCAGCCGAGCAAGACCGTACGCATCCACAGGAGACTGCGCAGCAGGCGTACCTGTCATCATCCACAAATACGTCTCTGGCTTGATGATCGAGTTCAATGCTTTCCAACGTCTTGTTTGTGGGTTCTTATATGCATTCGCCTCATCAACAATTACGAGGTCGAAACGCCCGTCGTTGTTCACCTCATTGGCAATCAGGTTCAGGCCCTCGTAGTTCGTGATGACGAACTCGTAGTCCTCCTGTATCAACTCGATGCGTCGCGCAGCCTGTGCGTGGTGGGCCACCACTGCGCTCCTGTGGATGACGGAGTTACCCAAGTCCTGCATCCATGCGCTGTGCATGATCGACAGGGGGCACAGGATCAGGCACCGCCTGACCTCACCGCGCTTCATCAGGTAGTCAGCCGCCCACAGGGCGCTGAGGGTCTTGCCCGTCCCGGGTTCTGACAGCACGAACGCACGCCGGTTGAACGTGAGGAACGCTGACGTGTCGCGCTGGTGGTCCATCGGGCGGTAGCGCCCAGGCCACTCATACCTCCCCTGGATGGGAGAGGGGACGTTCTTCACACCCAGGTTGCGCAGCACACGCGTCTCATCAAGGCCCCAGTGGACAGCGACTTGGTAGCCACCCTCGATGGGCAGCACCTTGTGCTTGGGGATGATGCTGTAGCGGTGCGGGTGTCTGGTGTTGAAGAGCAGTATGCGGTTGTCGAATATCTCCACTTGCTTTCTCCGTTGTTTTACTTGCCGTTGTCCGCTTGATTCGCTTTCTTTGAGCGCAGCCGCAGGTTGCCTGCGGTGCTCTTGCCACCCTTGCGCAGCGGCTTAACGTGGTCGATGTCCTTGCCTGCGCGGTCGATGCCCTCCTTGTCGTAGGCCCTGCGTGCGCGTTGGCGCTCGATCTGATCGGTCGTCTCTCCGGTTGCCTTCTGCAGCTTGTACGCGTGCTTGTAGTCACGCTTGCCGTTGGTCTGAGTCATTTAATCGCTCCTCTGCTAGTCGCACTAGTCCTGCCGCCATTTCTGGAAAAGCGTCGTTTAGCTTCCGCATAAACAGACGTACCCAGTCATCGTCGTCCAAGGGGATACTTTTCATTATGTCTACTAGCTCCTGCCGTGTCATGATGCCACCTCTCGATATTCCCACTTGGTGGGGCCTTTGATGTAGAACCCTTGCTGTTTACCCTCACAAAGCAAACAAATAACTTCGACCTCTGGATCAGCGCCAGAGATGTTTGCGACGGTGCTGCGCCCATCCGGCACGTTGTGTTTAGGCAAGTGCAGATACGCACGTTTGTTGACAACATCAATTTCGACGCGATCTACGTTGCACATGAAGTTCCACGCCATATCAACTCCTCTTCGTGTTGAACGTACAGTCTTTGACGGGGCACCATCCGCACAGCGGGCTCTGTGAGGGGTTCCACACGTCGAACTCGTGCGCTGCCTCAAGCTTGGCAACGCGCTCCCGGTAGTCCCACCACGCAGCCTCTGCGTCTTCGTAGGACATCTTGTGCTTGACCATGCTGCCCTTGACGATGAAGAACAAGGCAGACGAGACAGAGCGGATGTGGGGGAAGTGGGCAAACACCATCAGGGACATCAGCGTTAGCTGGTCCCTGTCTGGATACTTGTCATTGCCCGTCTTCCAGTCCACCACCCGGGCCGTCAGGTTGTCGTCATCCACGATGAGCAGGTCCGCGATGCCGCGCACCCACCTGTCGTCAGACTTGAAGTCACAGGGTCGCAAGTCCTTGGTCAGCGCCATCTCATGCTCGAACAGCTTCCTCCCAGGCTTGGCAAGGAGAACGTCTACGACTGGCTGGAAGATCACGAACTCTGGCGGCAGTGGTGTGCCGTCACGCCCGTAGTCCTCGATGGCCTTGTGCGCGTCTTTACCATACAGCGTCTGCGGGGTATCCCTAAAAGGGAAGCGCTTCAGCACCGTCACTTCGTGATACTGCCGCGCACACTGCTCAAACTTCTTCAGGCCTGAATGGCTCCAAGTGACTGCGTTACCCATTAGATCTCCGATGTGTTGATGACCTCGTTGAGCCGGTTGGCGAAGCGTGTGACGAACTTCTCGTTGTTCCACAGCCGGTGGTTCATGTCCTGCAAGATGGCGTGAGTGACCTCGTGCCAGAAGGTGTCGGACACCTCCTCGGTCTTGAACGACCGGCCCGTCAGGTTGCTGGTGGTGGCGATGGTGACCACACGCGTGTCGTGGTCCACCTCACCCATGTGCCCCCGGCAGGGCATCGTGTCCACCATGCGCACGGTGAACGTCTTGTTACTGAGCTTGAACTTCTTGGGGGTTTGCAAAGGCTTTCTCCTTTTCTTCGAGTAGTGCAAGCGTGGCTTGCAGGATGCGGTTCTCAACACCCAGGTGAGTGGTGAGTTCACGCGCTTGTCCATACTTGCGCTCAAGGCACAAGTCGTGGATTGCTCGGGCCATGCGCTCGATCTCCATGAGCGGCATGGCGTAGTCGGTGATGGTGTTCATCCTTTTGCCAGTCCATAGCGTCTGTTAGCACCGCCGTCTGCAGCCAGGGGAATCCCCGGCATGTAGCTCGGCTGCACGGTCATGCAGGCCAGAAGGTAGTCTTTGGCCTCATCTGCTTCACTCTCCGGCGCGATACACAACGCCTCGTCGTGCACGGTTCCACAGACCGGATAGCGCTTTCCTATTCGCAGCATCCCGTCAGTCATCACACAACGCGCCGTGCCCTGCACCACGTTGTTCGTGACCTTGCCCGCGTAGAGCTTGCTTCGCTTGCCGTCCTTGCCGTCAGCGTAGCTCCACTGGACTCGGCCCCTCTCGTCTTGGTCAGGGCGGAGGTCAGGATACCGCACAGACATGCCGCTTGGCAAGACGATTTCGCCCTTGCGGAAGGTCAGGCACTTGTGCGTGTACTCCTTGCCCTTGTACAGGCTCTGCTCGATGAGGATGCCCATCAGTTCCCAGAACGCCACCACCGGCCACGAGGCCGTGCGGTACTTGTCGATGATGGCCTTGGCTGCGAGGCAGTGGATGGCAAGCTCGAGGTCGGTGCAGGTGTGGGGGATCTCCTCCATCTTCTTGAGGTTCTCGTCCCAGGACAAGAACTTCTGCACGTCAGCGCCGACAACGCCAAGCTGCTTCGCCTCTTCCCTTGAGTACCGCTTGGGTGGTGCACCGAGGAACCCAGTAAGCAACTGGGCCGCGAAGCTGGCCCAGCCTAGCTGGTAGCCCGCGCCCAGCAGGGCTGACTTGGCCGACTGCCGCTCCACCGGGTGACTGTCCTTGGTCATGCCGGGGATGTTGAACATCTCTGCACCGAAGCGTGCGTACGGATCACCGCCCGAGCGGAAGATGTTGATCAGTTCTTGGTAGTCCGCCAGCCACGCCAGCACACGCGGCTCGATCTGCGAGAGGTCACCGACCACGATGACGTGCCCCTCGGGAGCAAGTATTGCTTTACGAAGAAAGGAGCCCCTCTTCAAATTCTGCATGTTGATCGCGCTGCCCTTGGCTGCAGTCCACCGGCCTGTGGCTGCACCGTAGTAGCTCAGGGGCACCGGCAGGTTGCCCCGGTCAGCAATGTCGAGGAAGCGCTGCGCTCGTGTGCGTTCGCTAGTGCTCTTGACCTTCAGTCTTGCTTCGCAGAGAAGAGCCACATCCTCATTCTCATGATTGAGCAGGGCCTGGAACAGTGCATCATTCTTAGCGAGAGCAAGCGTCTCTTCGCCTGTTGTCTTGCTGATCTTAGTCGGCGGATCGACCCCAAGTGCTTTGAGCGCTTGCGCAAATTGCGGGTTCGAAGCGAGAGTAGCTTCCACCATGCCGAGCTTTGCAAGGAGTCCTTCACGTGCAGTCCTTTCTTCTTCAATCGCCTGTGCCAGCATCTCCTTGTCAAGCTGCAGCAGCGGGCGGGTATACATCTTGAGCGTCATGTCGATGAGCTTCAACTCCTTGGTCGGGTAGCCCTCGATCAAGCGCAGGAAGATCTGCTCACACAGGTACGTGTCGTGCTTGCAGTAGTCGGCAAGCTCTTGCTCGATGTGGAACGGAATGCTCTCCAGCAGACCATCGGTTGAGTGCACTGCCTTGCCCTTGGGGGGAAGCTCGAACGCCTCGGCCAGCGTAGCCAGACTGTTGCCCACCTCCACGCCACGCAGGGCCCGGGCCATGCTGAGCGTGTCGAAGATGAACGCGGGCTGGATGCCGTAGACCCACGAGAGGATCGTCACGTCGAACTGGGCGTTGTGAGCAAGCACAGCAGTGCGGGACCAGTCGATGCTGGACTTCCAGCGACCGATGCGGTCGCCCCTCACCCACACCGGGATCTCGTCGGTGCCGACGACCTTCCAGCACAAGCCCCAGGCCTTGAACCTGGGATCCCGCACGTACTCTTCAGTGGTCATCTTGGATAGCGTGTATTCGGACCGAGACCATGCGGTCTCGAAGTCAAGCACGATGATCTTGTCGTAGGGTTTCAATGCGTTTCTCCTTTGCGTTGCAGGTCGTTGGCGACCATGTTGGTGATGAACATCTCAGCGGCTTGCGTGATGATGTGGCCGGTCTCGTGGAGGCTGGAGTTGACCCCCATGACCTTGAGCATGGACTCATCCTCGACCAGCAGGAACACGCCGTGGTTCTTCTGATTCAAGAAACAACTACCCACCATGAGTATGGCCCGCACGAACTGGTCCGCCTCATCTGCAGGAAGCGCAGCGATGCGCTCCATCATCGCTACCATCTCGATGCGTTGCTTTAAGCTGTCTGTGTCTACTGTGCCCATGATTGCCTTTCTGCGAACCACTCTTCGAGCAGTTCAAGTGTATCTTCCCTGACGACCATCGCGGACCCACCGGCTTTGTGTATGTCGGCCATCTCACGTTCTTGCAGTGCCGTTGGTTTGTTAAACCCGGCCTTGCATTCTACACCAAGGAACATGCCTCGGTAGCAGACAATGATGTCTGGGATGCCTGCTCGACCGTAGCCGTTCTGTGCAGGAAAGAAGTAGTAAGCGCGGTACTTCTTGATGATCTCGACGCACTTGGCTTTGACTTTACTTTCCGGGGTTGCCATTTGCTTGCTCCGCTTCTGTGACCTCTATCAGTTTGTCGATGTAATGACGGGCCTTCTTCAGGTCTTGCACACCGCCCTTGTGCCGCCAGCGGGACAGATACTTGACAGCGTTGCCGTCTAGATACCCTAACTGCCAGTCGAGGATCACGTCCCACGTTTCGTAGGTGTGTTGTTTGTAGTGAGCGCCGCCCACTTGTGTGGCATTCGCCACCGCCTTGGCCTGCAGCATCTGTAGGTCCGCTTCGGTCATGAGTTTGTGCATGATGTTGAGGTGTTGTTGGGGGTTGAGGGGGACACACAGATTCCTAGCCCCCTCGGTCTAGGTTCAGGGAGATGCACCATACGCATCAAAATCAGCGGGCACGTATGGTACGCAAGCATCGGCTTCACATCTGTGAGGCTAGAACCACGCTTGCAGCTATGCAAGCCCGCTAAAAATCTGCTACGCCGACTTCTTCGGCGCTTTTGTATTTGGATTTTCGTATTGCGCTGTTGACGACGAGGGTGTCACCTCGGTAGCTGTAGAGGAAAGGCCAACAATTCTTTCCTCCGTGTTGAACCTGTGCAGGTTCGCACACTGGTAGCGACGGCGGCGCGATCCATCTCTCCTGAGAACTGACTCCAGAACAGACGTCCAGGCGTTGCATGTCGGACATTTCATTCTCCTTTCCTTATGCCCGCAGGTCTTCATACACAGACCACCAGCGTTTCCACTCGCGTACTTGGCACTCAACTAGAGAACCACGACCGCGCATCGT